TGCGAAGGATTGCCTCCTTAGCGAGTCTGGATGAGTCGTTGGCTAGGCTCTGTAAAACTTCTAAGATTGGTGATTTCATTGATTAGATCCTGCTCAAGTTTTCTGACATGAAAGATATTGTCTACGTACTCTGCGTATAAGGTCTGTTCAAAACCATAGGATGGTGCGTGAACCAGACGTATACAAAAACTATTAGCCCAATTCACGTAGGCGACACGAACCTTCAGTTTGGTGGCGATGCTTGATAGCACGTTTATAGACACGCTTGTTCTCCACCGTACGAATGTACTTGCTGCTCCAGAGTTCCTGGGCCAAGGGGTTGCGCTTTTTGATTGGCTTGTTCATATGTTCTCTCACTCAAGCCATGATTATAGCACCTTCGAGTCAGTCTGTCAAGCATTTTTCGGCAATGAAATCAGTGATTTAGAACCCAAGAATGCGCGGGATCAACATGAGTCTGTACACTGTATTCACGCCGCAGCCCTGTTTCTTTGGGCTTGTTCATGAACGCACCTACACGTTCCTGAACTTCCTCCAGAGACCTGTACACTCCTTCGATGGTCGATTTCCTTGTTCGATGCATCTTATCCACATACTTGACCTCTAGAATATAACGTTCCATTATGCGGCATCCTTCATGCTAGTGGTGCCTGTAATGGTCTCATACAGGTTTTCAAATTCTTCGTGGTCCTGCTGCTCCTGGGTAAAATTCTGCTTATGAAAGACCTTGGCCATGCGACGAAAGGTTTTCTTGTTGAGCTGGAAATTCTCGCAGGTATTGGCTATGGCTTCTTTGATAAAATCTCGCTCGGCTTCAATGCGTGTCATACTACCCGAGATTTCTGAAAGGGCATCACGAATGGCTTTACGATCTGCAGGGCTACTAGGTAATGTCATAATTATTTCCTTTTTTCAACTTCTTCAAGTGTTAGAGACATGGATGACAAATGTTTTGTCAGTATTCTATACTGCTCGATATCTGGAATTCGAATCTTTGGTGGAGCAGTCATGGCATAGAATTTGGTTTCTTCGAATTCCCAGGCAATGTTCAACTTCTCAATTTCTTGCATGATAACTTTTCGACTCCAGCCATCCAGAGGCCAGACAAACTGGTTGATCTCATCGCAACTAAATGCAGGTCCAACACGAAATGATGCCTTGTTGTATTCGGGCGAGGCATCTGTGTACAAAGGTCCAGCATATTCTGGTGCGCTATACGCGCCCATACGCTCTATAAGTCGTCCCAGTAAACGCAGAAAGCGTTTCATCTGCTTCCTGCGGGACGGATTGGAGCTGGACCAGGACGCTCTACACAGCCATCCTGATTTTGCATACGGTCACCAATGATGGCTCCAGTAGCTGCACCAACTGCAGCGCCAGCTACACGGCCCGTTCCATGTCCTATGGTGCTGCCCAGCAAGCCACCTGCAACGGCGCCTACTACGGCTCCGGTATTTGATCGGTCCTGAATAGGTGCTGCAGAATTACTGCTGGCTCCACGATAACAATGCTTGGGCCAGGAGCTGGTTGCAACTGTACTACAGCCTGCCATCACTGCACTGATCCCCAAAATTGCTAATAATTTCATGACAATCTCCTTTTTTCATAATCAACACAATTCATCCATTGAGCATCATCATCTAAATGATTGCACTTCTCTATGGCCTGTACTGTGGTACAGCCAAACTGGAGAAACAAAGCCACACAAAACATAACAACGAAGAATATGAATCCCAGTGTTCTTTTGTAACCATGTTTGTTTTGGCTGACGTCTTTCATGTTATCTCCGCATACTAGAAATTTCTTTGGCTTCGCTGTCGCTGAAGATAGGGACAGCATTTGATTTGTGCATGGTACCGATGCCAACAATCTTGTCTCCAGTATAAACTGGATTGGCACGCTTGGATGCGTTACCTAGGCCTGTGTCCAGACTAGGTATATGTGAGTTGGTGGTACGTCCTGGCGGTGGTGCCAGTTTAGGGAAGGGACGGGTAATCGGTCTAGAGCTAACAATTTTGCCTTTAGTGCTATCAACCAAGGCGGTCCAGCTTTGATGTAATTCTTCATGTTGACGTTTATGTTCGGCACTGCGCCATTTCTGCTTTCCGCGACGCTTGCCTGTGGTGGTAAACTTGGGATGCTCCAGATGCATGGTCATAATATAGTTCCTGGCAGTTGCAGAGTTTAATACTAGCACACTTATTTCAGGTTGTCAAGCTTCTTTTGCCTGTTACGGTCTTGCCATTCCAGATCCCAGTAACGGCGTGGTAGGGTACAGACACTGTAGAGCCTGGACTGATTGACTCTGGGCGCAGATCCGCTCCAGTGTTGTGTCCAGGGCCCAACAGCATTTCCCATGCCAAACCCTTGCGGGGTTGAACCAGCTGAGTCAAAACTGCCAAACGCATCAAAATCGTCGCTCATGTTTCGCTCCCTTTTTTAGATAACCTTTACGTATATCCAAAAGCCTGTGATCGAAAATGCGCACAACCGGGTCTGGATGGCTCTGTGCCACCCAGTCGTCTTTTACAGGCTCTGGCTCTGTTCCAACTGCATTTCTGGGGTCTGGTCCATCTGACTCAAAGATGGAGCTGATCCAGCCCCAGATGCCTTTTTTCTGCTAGTACGTGGTGCCTTGGCTTTGGCTTCGACTTTCTTGGCATCTGGTATTTTAGCATATGCAAAGTTGTCAACGAAGAAACCTGGCCAGGCTTCCTGAATTAGCTCAGGTGTCAGACTAGGAAACAGATGCGTTAGTTTACGATCCTTGATCGCAACCACGAACTCTGCTTCGGTCCAGTGTATGGCTTTGAGCATTTCAATGAATAGTTCTTCGCGTTTCATGCGAGGAATAAAATGCGGATTCTGTACGCCGTTCTCAAAATGGCTCTGACGTTTGATATCGTCCAGCCAGACATTTAGACGACGGTATTCCTGAAATAGATTGCTCTCAGTGTAACCGATTTCACGTGTACGATCAACTGTCATGGGCCTGAGATCAGACTCTGTTATGTCCACGCCCTTGGGTACTTCCATGGGCCAGCCCTCGGGCAGACCCCAGGTGATACGAGCATTGAAGTTGATGTTTACCCAGGCTCGAAGCATTTTTCCATAAGGCCATTCCTCACTACGGTCATAGGCACGTAGAAGCCGAATTTTCTCGGCTCTGGAACCTGCTTTATCAACTTCTTCGAACACTTGGGGGATTGTTGTTTTCATTAGAACTCCTCAATGATTTCCATCATGTTTTTCATCTTGTTAGACACGAAATAACCAAACAGCTGACTACGGTCTTTCTTGGGCTGTGACAAGAATTCTTCCATGATATTTTTCTCAATACGCTCGGGGATAAAATCAAAATCCACGAGCCTTTGATTACGTTCCCAGCGATTCTGGAATTCCAGGTCCTGGGGTCGACGATCGGGATCGGCCCATTCGTCTATTTTTTTGGTAGTGATTGGACGCTGCCGAATGTTTTCGAAGATGCTTTCGTCGGCACTAAGGATGTTAGGGATTCCGTCTCCCTTGTCGCCCCTGATGATGTGTTCCAAAAGAGCTCTCTGCGGCGTTGTGTCTGGCTTGATAAATTTTTTCTGTATTGGCGAGAATTGTTTGACATTGGCATACTTTTGTAATTGTACGAAATCGTGATCACCGCTCACTACCAAAAACGGCGCGGGCTCGTCAAAGAGAGGATTACCAGAACTCGATGACTGACTGTATTTAGCCAGGACAGCGATGATGTCGTCAGCCTCGGCTTCTTCTACCCAAAGAACTTTGTATGGGAAGAATTGTGCAATTTCGGAACGAATTGTATCCAGTGCATCAAAGATGGCACGCCAGTCCAGACCGCTTTCTTCACGGTCCTTTTTGCGATGAGCCTTGTAGTAGGCAAAGATTTGCTTGCGCCAGTAGTTTTTACTGTCACAGGCCAGCACCATCTCACCATATTCTTTGCCAAATTTTTTCTTGTAGCCGCGTATGCTGTTCAGGATCATGTGACGCAATAGCGGCAAATTGATCTCCACATCGGTACGACCACCAATTTCTGCCATGAGATTACTAATGGCAGTCTGGCTGTAGTCAATAACAATCATTTTACAACCCTTAGGATTATGCACTCAGAATTCACAATGCCATTTGGAGTGCTTGGTTTTGTAGTCAGCGATTCCATGAACTTGCGAAGCTGTACCTTACCAGCCTGCAGTATTTCCTGGGTCATGGGACCTGGCTTTCGCAGAGTACGCTGTTCAGACATGTCGGGATCATAGTTCTGAAGTCTGGTACCCTTGCATTGTATGCCCTGGCCACTGTCAGTGCGATAGACGCACACTCTTTTGGATTTAGTATTGTAGATCCAGACCTGGCTGGCTCCAATGATCTCCACAGGACTGACGCTGCTAAGACTGAGTTCAGGAAAATCTTTCATGAACTGAAGCTTGGCAACCTGTACTGTTGCTGGTTTGACTTTCTTGGGACGTGGAGCCCGATTGGCTTTCTTGAAGACTCCGTATTTGGTGCAATCTTCTACCATGGTAGCAAAGAATTTTGCAACATTCTTCTTGGCAGTCTTGTTATAGTGCGCGTAGCCTTCCTGAATGTCAGGATCCTTGCTTTCCAGAATTTCAATCCATTCACGAAGCTTGGCCTTGGCCCAGTCCTGAATACGTTGAACATAGGCCTGAGGAATTTCCTTGGAACGAAGATCGGACTCTAGACTGAACTCTGTACCTGCAGTGATATAGTCATCAAAGGCACCTTCCAGGCTTCCCAGATATTCTCGAATCTTGGCATCCATGGCGTCCTGAATACTGGGACGATTTACAGTCTTTTGTACCTGAGGCTTGGGTGCCTCAGCACGTTCCAGGAATTCATTGAGGTGGAGATTTATGTTTTCAGTATGAAGGTCACTGATCTTGGCACCACGCAGAATCAGCCTGGCCAGATATCCATAGGTGGGATGTGGCTCACCTTTGACGGTGTCAAAGGCTTTGAGGTCAGCTGGACGATGAATCTTCATCCAGGCTCGTAGCCATTTTGCTGCAGTCTTTCGGTCACTCTCTGCATGATACCAGCTCAGGGCTCGCATCAGCATGGTAGTATATGCGTCCTGTCCGTGCTGTATTTTTGATACATCGGGCTCTACATCGGTCTTCTTGACCTTGCGCGGATCTGCTACCTTTTCAACCATGATATCTCCAAGTAAAATCTAATTCTAGCATAACAGGCATAATTTTGTCAAGCATTACAATTTGCAATCTTCCCTATCATTTGGAGAAATTTCACGACATTTCTTGTACCATTCTGCTCGTGTGTCGAATTTTTCGTCGACGGTCAAGGGATGTGTTCCCAGCGGGTCATGTACACCAGATCTAAACCCAAACAAAGGATCGGTATTGCCTGTGAGTATCATGAGCCAGAGTAACAGGATCATGGGTATGGCAACAATTAGAACTGGTGCATAGTTTTTCATGACTCTAGCTGCACCGACTGTAGACGGTCAAAACGGAAACTGCGCCAGGAATCAATCTCTAATTCCCAGACACTCAGAGCCTCGGCACTGCGCTGCTGTTCGGAATGACGATCAACTGCGGGCAGATGCTTATCATTTAGAGTACAGCGCATGGTTCGTTGTGTACCATCTTTCTTGGTGAACACCACAGTACAGATTCCAGATCGCAATATGGTAACAACCTTTTCACGAATTCCTGCCTGGATGTCTGGGGTTGATTTAGCGTAAAACTCAGAAAATTCACTCATGTATGTTTACTCGTTCACATTGATAAAAACCTGCCCAGACGTTTTGCCATTGGCAGTGAGTCTGGCAGGGTCGCGTCTCTTGCGCTCAACGACGGTAATCTGTCCGCCCTTGGCCAAGAAATCCTGGATGCTCTGATCAATTTCTTGCTGGATCTGTTCTTTGCTTCGGTTATCGAAAAGACTTTTTAGTACACCCATGATGGATCTCCGTTGGTTTGAGGGATTATCGGTTTGTTCCAACATATTCAAACAAAATCCACTTGGCCCGATTGAGGGTTTGACGTACATCCTCAACAATCATAATATCATATGACCCGCCGTTGTCATGGGCAAGCATTTCCTGGGCATCGCTCATAAGGCTAGCAGCCATCATTGCAGGACCGCTGTGACGAAATGTCAAACTTTCCTCAACAGCCTCACGCATGTGCTTGACTGTAACACCGTACATACGGACTTCACGCTGTTCGGTTGGGCTAAGATCTGCTAGACGCATTTTCTGCTCCTTAGACGAAGGCAACAATAAGGGTGAGGATCACGAAAAATACTGACATCACGTATCCGAACTTGCTCATTTCAATCTCCTTTTTCATCGTACCTTAATACTAGCACCTTTGTAGAGACCTGTCAAGCCCTAGGGGTATTTTATTTCTCCAAGAAAATCAATGAGTTACTGAAATCGCCGCCGAAACAGCCACTTTCGTGGCTGTGGCTTGAGCTAACCTCCGTTGACAACCTGGCTAGTCCCATCAGACCCTTTGAGCCTCAGAATCTTGCCTGAGTGCTCGGGCTTCTCCATGTACCAGACAATTTCGTTCCAGCTCTTGTTACTGGCTACAACATACCAGCCACCAGAACTGGTTCGGGCTGAGAGTTCATATAAGACTTCCGCCTTGCCAGCCTGCAAAATAGACTTGCCTGAATCTTCTTCATCGGGATTGGAGTTTAGAGTTCCAATTACCCACATGCTGAACAGTCCACCGCCGAGCACCAAAACTATAAGACCTATGGCAAGGTCAAACAATGTCACGTCATCCATGATAAACCTCCTTAGTGTAATGTTGGGGGAACGTTGGAACCAGCAAAGGTTGTGGACAACGGATCGCCGCGCCCTTGGACCTGAGCCTTCACGAACTCAAGGAACCGCAGGAAATCTTCATGACCCATAACCTCTTCGTAGAGCTTGATACTGATCACGTGCATGGCTGAGGCTACGACCAGAGGATCAACTCCAAGCTCCAAAAAATCCATGCTAAGTTTTGAGAACGCCTGATTCAGTATTCGTGCTACACTGGCTTCGTCGGCATTGTCAAACTCTGGCATTTCGTCCATGATATATCCTTACTTGATTTGGTTGGCTAGTATCTCTGATGCCTGATCAGTTGGTGTGACACCATCGCGTTCAGCACCTGGAACCATGAGTATGGTGTCATTGTAAAGCTGTGCCAGAGTACGAACTGCGTCCGCGGCCTCGGCCCTGGTGATTGGTATGAGCCAGTAGACTCGTTCAGCACGGACCTGAGCTCGCATTTTGCTGAGCTCACGCAGACTTTCGTTCTCTACGGTTCGATCCCAGGATACAGGATCATAGGTACCTAGACTGATTACTACAATCTTGGATTGCAGATCAAACTTATAGTTTTTATTCCAGCTCAGACTACTGATGGTCTCCTGGGTCATCTGCACGCATTCATTCTTGTATTTTTGTATGCCGTTGGTAAGATGATCACCAACTAATACACATTCAAGCATGATCAACTCCTGAGGTTGTTGATAGCGTCTAGAACCTGTACATATCCGACTTCGGGAATTTCGTTCATTACTGCCTGGATGATATCCTGGGTATTCAGACCCATGTGCAGTAGGCTAAGAATTAGATGTTCAAGCATCATGATCTCCTGGTGATGACCATTTGGATCTTTCGGCAATCTGATCCAATAGTGGTTTACTGATGTTTGTATCCATGTTGCGGTCCAGAATTTCTGCTGCTAGGACCATGTGTACAAACACGGCGTCGAATCCGAATTTTTCTTTCAGAGCATTGACTTCTTCCATGGACTTGCAATTGTACCACATGGTTTTTGCAAGTTCGGCCTGAGTCTTGTTCTGCCATTTGACTGTAATCTCAAATTGTTCAGACATCTTCATCTCCTTTGGAAACCTGATATTAAGGGATTACTTACAAAAAGTCAAGCCTGGCGGCATCGGATATTTCGGGCCAGAAAATTCTAACATCAACTTTCTTCTTGACCGCGTAGTCATGTGTGTACCAGGTCCCACCTCGGGGTTCCCAGGCCATGCTACGTGGCACTACTAGCAGTATTTTGACTTCCTCTACAATGCATCGATTTCGTTGTAAATAAGGCAAGGCTGGACGCTCTTCGTCTGAGGCAAAGAAGCCACGAAGTTCGTCCTTTACAGGTGGATGACAAACAAGTCTGTATCCCAGATTGCGTGCAATTTCAGCAACAGCTATATCGGCTCCAACACAGTCACCATGATGGAGCACGGGCTGAAATTTAGCAGCTTCACAGATGCCCTGAAAGGTGCTTAGATAGGTTTCCAGCATGAACCGCTGATGATCGGTTATGCTGAATCGGGTGCCTGTGATTCCAATATTCATTCAACAATCATGGGAGGTGATAGGAACAGATACAGGTGCCAAAGAGCTGTAGCGGCATTCAGGGCACTTACAGCAACATTGGCCCAGCCCCAGCCTGGACGGCCATGCTCAAAACTAAGATTGCCGATTCTCCAGCACCAAAGAGAAAGGGCGCCATTCAGAACAAACCAGATCAGATGGTCCATGATCAACTCCTAGACAAGTTCAGGCCAGACAGGAATAGTGCCATCATTGGTGAGGGTTTTGACATACACATGACGGCCAGGATAGTATTCGTTGAGATGGCTCAGTACTGCTTCACGATCCTCCCAGACCGAACAACAACCCGAGGTCTCTAGGTCTTCGATGTAAATCGAAGCGTTGGTGAATCCAAGAACTTTGAAATGACTCTGTAGATTTTTCATATCACCTCACTGGTGCAGACGCAGGGAATCGAACCCCGACACTCCTCGGAAGCATGCTTCTGAAGCCGTTCTCCACGAACTCCGCCTGCATTATCTTCTACCTGTACGGTTTAGTTTTGGTTTGTATAAAGCAATGAGCTCGCGCTCAATCTCATGAGCCTGAGCCTTGCCACGAACTACTTCCACAAAGTCGCAGACATGATTTTCTGCGCCATGTTTAGCGATACTGTTACATAGGGGCCAGCCCTTGTCTTCATTGAGAGCTCGCCAGATGTGCTTCTGAAAGCGAACCTTTAGATCCAACTCTCTCCAGCCTTGCGTGATACCAAAATACTGTTGCCCAGTTTTTAGGCACAGGATCTGATAAACGATGTGGCGGCGGTCGCTGCGTTTTTTGCGTGGCTTTTTGATATCCATGAACTGATTCTAGCACCTTTGCGCCAGAATGTCAAGAAAAAACCAGCAATGAAATCAAAGACTTACAGTGCCTATTATTTAGGCACTATTTCTTGATTATCAGTACAATGATAGCCGCTACAACAAAGATTGTTAGAACATTACTTACTACGACTTCGAAGGTGTCCATGAACAGACCTATATGTTATTTTGAAATCACCATTGTCAAGATTTTGCACGGTCCAGGTTCCTGGATCAGACCAGTTTATGCCATCGGGCTTCTTGAACCAGATACCATTACTGTTACCTGTTGTTGGTCCCGATGATTTTGGCTGATTGGTTGTGTCTCCTGAGACATTGTCTGAGCCCGAATCTGATGAAGGAATACTCCACAGGTCATCACCTGAAGTAATGAAAAGATCTCCCTGTGCACTTGGTGCGGCGGGGGTAGTTCCAGTACTAGTGATAGTTTGTGGGTCTAGTTGCTTGATTAGATCCTGGATCCATTGCGTATCCAAGGGCTGAATTGGCATGCCCAGAGTGTAATCATAATTCTGTCCACGCTGGTTTGCCACTATCTGCCCGTCATTGTATCCAGCTTCATAGGCATCGGTCTTGCCAGCTCCAATCCATTCTTCGAATTCATCCAAGGTAATGTTACCCATGCTTAGTTCAACCCAGATTTGTCGGGTTGACATCTTCTCAAGATTCATTACAGCATCCTTTTAGTTGATTGTATATGTATCACCGCATCAGAAAGATTTCGTCGTCATCTCCAAAATCAAACAAATCGGTCATGTCTTCTTGCTGGGCTCGACGTTCGATTTCTTCGTCCAGCATGTCCATGGCAGAGTCTATGTCAATGCCCAGCTCTTCGCTCAGTTGTTTACTGGCATATTCAAATCCAGTGAAATCATCCTGGATCTCGCCAAGATGATATTCCTGAATTAGTTTATCTAGAATTGCTTGGTTTTCCATTATCACTCCTTAGTTGACTGAGTTCGGCTTCGAGCTTTTGCTGGGCAGTAGATAGAGCATATGACCAGGTTGATCCATTGGCAAGTTTCCCTGCATCAGAACCACTGGGGTATTCCAGACTCTGGATCTCTTCCATGCAGGCTCGAATTATATTTTCAGTGTATCTTACGGCAACCATTTTCCAGACTGGACTATCAAACAGGGTATATCCAGACTTGTTAGCGATGTCTTTGATGTTCACGTTGTTGTCTTTTTTGTTCGGGGTTTACGAGTCTTGGCTGGCTTCTTGGGAGCGTAATGGGCTTCAATGAGTTGGATAAAACGTTCCATCTGATGGATCTGAAAGAAGTAGTAGATGTTATGAGCCTCATCGGGTTTGCGATGATCTTGAACAATTCCTGTTGCCTCCCAGATCATGTCCTGTATGTGCTCAGGGAGCTTTATCATGGTCCTGTTCTTCCTTTATTTTTTCGTCCAGATATTTTGCAGTTCGTATCATGTCAAAGATCATGAAAAACATGAGTGCCAGACCAAGAAATACTGTGGTCCAGAACCCCAGAGTTTCAAACAAGAAATCTGCAAATTGTTGCATGTCAGTTTTCTAAATTATTCAGGACCATGTTTCGCTATCCTTATGCAAGGCTTGCTGAGTCTCGGCCAGATCGCGCCGACGTTGACGTTCGTCCCTGGCGTTGACAAGCCAGGCGGCCAAGGCAGTTATGCTAATGCCTATGATATAGGCAACCATGACCATGGCAAATTCGCCCAGGTCGGTTTGAAGGAAATCTAGCATTATTTCATCTCCTTGAGAACGTTATCTAGGGCACGACGGAACAAAAGCTCCTGTTTCTCAAAAGCCTGGACCTCCCAGGGCTGATACAGATAAGGCGTCTTGGCAGTAAACTTCTTGCCCATCCAGACGTTAGAGCCACGCTTTCCAGATCGGAGGTAACCACGTACATACTGCTTGACATGGACTAGCTCATGAGCCAGGGCTATGCCCAGACGCTCGGTGCTAAGGCCTGTGCGAAGGGTTACAACCATGGTGTCGCTAACGCTACGCATATCTATGCAGCTGCCCTCAGTACCATCATCGTTGGCCTCTACGGAAACCCAAAGAGCCGAGGACATGTTATCAATGCCCAGCATCTTGGTGACTTCCAAGGTTATGGCTTTCAGGAATTTTCTCTTACGGCTATCACGACAGGTTACTAGAAGTTCCATATGATTTCCTTATTTCTGCCTTAATACTAGCACCTCTAAGGCTGTTTGTCAAGCTCCTAAATCATTGTTTTTATTGATGTTTTGAATCATGGGAACAATCCAGGTAGCACTGGCCGCCAGTACAATGCCCGCAATCATGGCGGGCCAGTTTAGCCAGGCAATCAGCAATCCAGCCAGGTACATGAGCCCCATGGTGCTTATCAGCTTCACGAGCTCGCCCACGAAAAAAACCATGGGATAGGAACTGGGAGCTCGTCCCTGACTGGCTGACAGTCGTATGGCGAACAGCAAATTGGGCATAATGATACAGCCACCGCCGATGACAATACTGGCCGCAACTTCCCAACGAGCCAGTACCAGACATCCCAGAGCCAGAACAACGACCGCTAGGACCTGGTGGACAATGGCCCGAAACATGCTGTTTCCTACCAGCTGGAATGATAGTGAATCTCGACACCTGGATCTTTACGCATCTCCAGAGCTCGGCTAATGATAGCCAGGGTGTCGCGAATGTCATCCATGTACCAATCACTGTATTCAGTACTGCCAAAGAAGAATCCAGACTGTGTTGGCAACAGCTCCGATGCCTTGCTGGGATCTGCCAAAACTTGGTTACAGACATTGTACAGCTCTTCCAGATGACGATCTGCAACAAAATGCTGACCGCAATCATCCTGACCGTTCTGTACGTGGTCAACAAACCACTTGTGTATGGCATTGGCCTTGCGCCAGTATCCTACTTCAAGTTCAACATGCGTAACTTCGAATTCAGCGTGCCCAATCAACCTAGCAATTTTCTGACGAGCTTCGTCATTGTAGCTCAGATAGACCTTGGCTTTCAAATACATGTCCAAACCCATGATAAACTCCTAGAGAATTTTCTTGACGCGGATACCTTCCTCAAACATGGCCCACAACTTATTGAATTTTAATTCATATAAAGTTTCCAGTCCAAGCAAAGCATTAGAAATTTGATCTTCAGTCATTGGAGGACTAGAATCACAAACGCCTTCGAATACAGTCTTGATGTCTTTGGTAACATTCCAGCATTCTAGCATTTGCTGCTCAAAATCAAACCTACTGAATGTCGGTTCAGTTTCCATGTTATAACTCCTAGTATGTTATGCAGACCCAAAAGGCCCAGATCCAGATTGTAACAATATCGCCATCATAATAGGCATGGTGCACGCCCCAGCGTCGCCCTGACCATTCCAGGCCGCAGCTCCAACTGCCATACCGAAGCACGTACCAGCAATGTCTGAAAAAATTCATCTTGTATAGTACAGTACCAGATAATCTGCGAAGTTGGTTGGCCCCTGAGACCTGTAGATCATCTGTACACCGTCCCAGCCATCCTGATCCTGGCGCGGATCAGATTCCGCAAGAGTTCTATAGATTCTGCTGTCGCCAGTTTTAGGACTAATGACACGAACTTCGGGTGGGAACACCTGTTCCCAGGGCATGGAAAGTTGATTGAATTCCTTTTGCCACTTGCAGTCGGTTACACTAATGGTTGTTTGTACAGTGTACATTAGATAACTCCAACTACAAGTAAGACCAGGGTAACG